TTTACACCTCTTCTGATCAAGAGTTAGCTTATATCATCAACAAAACTAGACAAGCGCGTCAAAGCAATGCCCCCCTTACGAAACTGGAGGACGACACTGCTCGCATGGCGTCACAGGTGCTTAGTAAAAGAGCTATTAACAACCCTGAACCAACACAATTACAACTTAACGAGTTAGCTCAAGTTACATCTTCTATTGCAGCATCACAAAGTGTTCTTCGGGAAGCCCGTAATGCCCGCCTAACACTTTCTCCTGGTCCAGCACAAGATGTTGCTCGCTCTATGGAAACTTTACGTCGTGGAATGATTGTTGAACCTTCAGAGCCAATTCCAGCTTATCCTTCTGTTCAAACACTGAAGACAGGTTACGTATCAGAAGAACAAGGCGATATTGGTCCTGTTCTTGGTGCATCCGATGTCTACACTGGTGCCGCTGCAGAAGCCGCCGGTCCAGTTATTTTTACTGGTAAGAGTAAAGCGGAAAGTGTTATTAAAGGCCCTGAAATTATTGGCACAGTTCAAACTCCTGTTGGCAGGTTCTTAACTCAAGATAATCCTGATGTGTTAGGCACGGTTTATAACGTTGCCGGCATTCCAGCAAATCGCCAAATTGCTGCGCAAGTTGAACGTAATGCCCAGCAGTTCTTAGCTGATGCCGTCACTGGTGGTCTTACTGCCAAGGCAGTTACACAAACTGAACCTTACCGGACGCCAGGCACTTATGGAGTCATTCAATTTAACCTTTTGACTCCACCTCCTTCTCAGAAGGGGCTCTTGCCGCTTCAACAATCTTTGGGCTTAACAGGTCCCGAAGCAAGTCAACGTACGCACTATGCCCAGTACCAACTTGGTCGTAGCTTACCTGTTCCTCTCAGCCCATTTATTGGTGAAATGCCAGGTGGTACGGTGATTGCCACACCGCAAACTACTGAGCTTCTAGTTAATCGTCGTGATATTGGTGCTCCGGCACGCAGCATTGACCTTACGCGTCGTGGATCTAAATCTCGTTATTACAGCGATGATCCTGCTTATCCCACCTATGTCACTAACATGGAGCCAGCAAAAATTGGTCCTCTTACTCAATCATTAGGTTTATCACGTATAGGTGGACTATATGAAACTCCTGTGCTAGGTGCGGGTAATGTCCCCGTCTTAGAATTAACTACTCGGGGTCAAAAAACTTCATATCCACGTATGGCAAAAGCAGCTGAAGTACCTAGTTACAAAGGTTATTATCAAGGTTCTTTCTACGGCCCACAGGGAACTGTAGCCAACGTTCCACGTTACGGCATTGATCCTGGTGGCGACTGGAGGCAGGATCTGATGCGATCTGCGTATCGCCGTGGTGGACCAATTAAAACTTACCAAGGGTAGTTTTGATAGAATTTAAAAATAGGTTTATTTATCATGGCTGAAAAGAAAAAGAAAGATAAAAAGTGGATCCAAGGGATGGAGATGAAGGAAGGTGCCTTCACTGCTAAAGCAAAATCCCGTGGCATTAGTTCAGCCCAGCTTCAAGAAAACGTACTGTCTAACCCCGATAAGTACGATAAAAAAACGGTGAAACAGGCGAACTTACGTAAGACTCTTGTAGGCTTACATAAGAAGAAAAAGGCTAAATGAAATTAGATAACAAACGCACAACACCCAGTGATTACATTGGGTTTGGTGGCAACACAAATAAAAAACTAAACTTTAAAGATCAGTTTGAAGCCAAACCGTCTTCAGCTGAAACACCCTGGGTACCCTCTCGGTTTCAACAATCAGATTTACTAAACCGTATCTCTAATCGTCGTTTGAATTTAAACGACCTTGCTTTTGTGCCAGAAGGTGATGGCCCTGGTACCTATGAGATGTTTCCCGGTCGTGGTCGTTTCTCCATGGATGCGGACTACGACTTTGCGATTGGCCGCCCTCAAACACCAAACTTTCCAGAGCAACAACCAGACTTTGATCCTACCTGGAATGACGCCTACGGTTTAAGTCCTATTCTTAAGCCAGAAGACAAGATTAAAAATCCATTCCCTCGTCAAGACAACATTGATCCCAATGGTTATTTGGCGGCCATGCTGGAGGGAGAGGGCACAGCACAGATCACGGCTTTCCCTGATTTAATCAACGAGAATCCACAAGCTTCAATTTCTGTAAGTTAAGCAATCTAAAATAAAGAAATAAGGATAAAAGATATGAGCCCCCTTGCAAGACTGCTTGGTTACGCAAAACGCAACAAAGATTTAGTTGGTAATGTTGCGACTGGTAGTGCGTTATCTGCTGGCTTCGGCATGATGGCCGGCGGTCCAGCCGCAGGTCTTGCTTACGGTCTTGGAGATCTTGCTGTTGCCCTTCCTCTGACCGCTGCGGCACGTAAAATTAGACCGCCCAAAACCCGGCGCGTAGAAGTTGCACCAGGTAAATTTGAAGACGAGCTTGTACCTTCTCGCCTGGAAACGGCAGCTAACATCGGCGGCTCCCTGCTTTCACCATTTGCGACAGAAGCAATTGCTGGACGCATGCTGATGCCGCAAGCGGTTGAGCCAACGCAGATTGCACAAGAGCAGCAAATTATGCAGCAGATGATGCAACGTCAATCTGTCAATAACTTACAAGCGCCACAAGCTGTTGCTCCTGGCACCCAGTTCCAAGCTCAAGGAATTGAGCAAACGTTTCTTGATCAGTATCGCCAGCAAGTAACCAAGATGCTTCCTAATCTTCCTCCTGGTTACGTGGAAGAGATGATTGCAATGGGTGGAGCAGGCTAATGAATCCTCTTGGTTTTTTAAAAAAGTTTGCCGGAGAATACATAACCGGTATTAAAACTGCAGATCGCGTTCAACGCGAAATGATTAAAGCGAGGGATGACGTTCTTAGTCAAGGTAGCCTTGGATATGGACAAAGCGTTTTAGATCCACGTTTTGCAAAAGACATTAAAAAAAGTGGAGTAAGCGCCAGTGAATCTCCAGCGCAATTTGCGGGTGCCTACACATCTCGTGCATTAGTTGATGCAGCCAACGATGGTACGCGTACCTACTGGTGGCGTTGGAACCATCCCCTGGCAATTGCTCAACGTGTTGTTGAAACAGGTATTGGCAAGATTGAAAGTCCAACCGCCAAAGCACTCACCGGACTTGCCATCGCTGTTCCGGCTGTTGCAGCCGCTGGCACTTATGACATTACTAATCCAGAAGAGCAGTTCCGCCCTGAGGGCTACGCTCAGACTTATTCACCAAAAGGTGCAGAGGATCGCCGTCAAACTGGCCAACCCGTTCAGGAATTATTTGAACGTTTCTTCCTTGGCCGTACTGGTGACCCCTTAAAATATGCCACTGCCAAAGAAGAGATTCCTTCGTTAACGCCTGAGCGTTATGGTAATTACTTAAATTTCCTTTATCAAGATAAAGGTCTTCTGGGACTCGGTGTTGTCAAAGGCACCATGGAGAACTTACAAGGTTACCCCGAGGCTCGTATGCTTGGTTTCCCTGTTAACCTTCCAATGGCAGGCGGTTTTGTCGCTGGTACAGCGGGTGCAAAGATTGGTGCCTCCACAGGTGGAACACCAAGGCAGCGTGCTATTCGCGGTATTATTGGTGGTGCAACAGGTTCATTACTTGGCATTGCAGGCGGCAATGTTGCCAACGAAGTGATCGCATCAGGCAATCGACCTCAGCTTCCAACAACTGCTGAGTATGGTGTGAGTACTGGTAAAATTTAAGATATAAGAAATAATCAAATAGATGGCTCGCATTTTTACGGATCCATCCACCGGCAAGACTTACATGGGTGATCCAGCTTCCGGTGAAGTAATGGAAGTTGCTACGACAACCCAACCTCAAGGTCGTCGCGCTAGAGCGCAACAGGGTCTTCAAGATTTTGTGCAGCAGCTTCAACAGGGTGTTGCACCAACAGTTGAATCCGTGAAGCAGAAAGCAGCCGGAGCAGGTGAATATATTCAGGCAAAACCGATGCGTGCAGGCCTGAGAGGCGGTCTAGCCGGTGGCGCCTTAATGGCAATCCCCGCATTAATGGAAGGTCGTCCCGCTGAAGCGGCTGGTGGTTTGGTCGGCTCCGCTGCCGGCGGTGCAGCTGGTGCAGCGCTTGGTACTGCACTACTTCCCGGTGTTGGTACGGTAATTGGCGGACTTGCCGGCTCCGCTCTTGGCGGCATGCTTGGTGGTGGTGCAGCAGAAGCAGCCGTCTCTGCTTACACCGGTAAGCCTCCCGCCGGTAAGACCGGGACCGAGGTTGCACAGCCCCCTCGTTACATTGAAACTCCCCTGGGCCGCATTAATCTCAATGATGCCGCTGCCCAAGAAGATTTCAACAACCGTAATCAAAAGCGTCAGCTTGATTATTACGGCACCATGATGGGAATGACTACGTCCAATCTTAAGGATCTAACTCTTTTCCAGAATGATCAAGAAATCAATATGCAAAAAGCAATGCTTCCAATCACCACGAAGCTTGCAAATGATCAGCTGACCCGAGCGCAAGCACTGATCAACACCCAAAACAATGCATACCTCCAGCAGATGACCATTGGTGCTCAGGCAAACCTCGCACTGGGTGCACAACGTGAGCGTGGAGCGACAATGCGTCAAGCTCTTGCTGCTAATCCTTACGTGGTTGCATTGGGCTCTCCAAACGTTTCTATTGGTTGAGGACTGAATTATGTTGCCACTCCCTCCTCTTGCCGGTAATACCCCCGGTTCCTCTGGTCAAAATTCGTCTTCCTTTGGCTCTGTTATGTCGGGGATGGGTAACCCCTTTACGCAAACTGGTAGCGCCACTGAACCGTGGGAGAAAGAACTTCTCAGCAAGATGGATCCAACGGTTGCCGGTGCTTTCTTGCTGAACCGTAAACGGGAAGATGTTTATAACGATCCACAACGGTTACGGGAACTGATGGGGGTATACGGGGAGTTCCGCGAGAAAGAAGCAAAAGAAGCAAGTAAGATTGCGTTGCAACGCCAACTGTTAGCTGATATCCCCGCCACCATTCGTGATGTGGGACGCAACCTGGCTCAGTTCAGTTATAACGCACCGCGTCTTCAGATCCTTGCTAATATCCCAGCTCAAATGACAGCAGCTTACGGGTCAATGCCTAACATTGATATCCCGCGTCGTACGTCCTTTCAATAATTAACGGACATATAATTGAGCCATGGCAGGATTCGGCACTCCTCTTAGTAGTATCCCCAACACAAGTTGGCAAAACGTAAGTTCGCCTGTTTCTTCTGCTGGTGGGTTTAGTGGTTCACCGACAACATCTTCTTTTAAACCTACAGGTATGGACCCCGTTTCAATTGGACTAGGCGTAGCAAGTATCGGTTCTGCCATCTTTGGCGCCTCTGCTCAAAAACAAGCAGCCGAAGAATCTGCAAGAGCAACAGAAGAAGCCGCAAAAAGAGCAGCAGCCTCTACTAAAGCAGCGGCAGAAGCGGGTGGTGCAACCCAAATTGCGGGTAAGTTAGGTGGCTTTGGTATTGATTACCTTACCCAGCGCTACAACACAGGTGCAGGCGGTTTTGCCAATCGCTGGAATGCATTGCAAGATGCTGGTCAAGATGCAATGTTCCAAGCCAATAATCCAGATATGATTTCGTTGCGTTCCGTGCAACGTTTTCGTGATCGCTTAGAAGGCGCTATGCCTGGTTACATGCCTCCCAGCAATATATTCTCCTGATTTACAATAATTAAAAAGAGATAAACCATGCCTGCAAATAACGCTTTTTTTGATTACTTAAATAAAAATAAGGCAGGCGATACTGATGTATCTGCTCGTTTAGGCAATATTGAAAAAGCACTTGGTATTACCACTGGCACCTCTACTGATCCAACGCTTTCATCCTTACTTGGTTCCGCTCAAGCAAAAACAACAGAAGGTACCGAGAAAAAATCAGGTGGTAGCTATGGCTTTAAAGGAGCTTTGAGACGTTTAACTGCACTTGGTAGATATCCGGTAAAAGAAATTAAAGAATCTGAAAACCTGATTACAGAATCAGCTCCGGATTATGCTCAGTACCTTGCTGGGCAAATTGGCCGAGGGCAAAAGAGTCCAGAGGAAGCTGCCGATCTGTTCAGTGCGTTTAGTGCAGCATATAACGTACCCGGTGGGTTCAAAACGGCAGAAGGTCTTGGTTCAATGTCCATGGGCCAAGCCCCTGCTGGTACAGTCGAACGCTATCGTCCGTTCCAAGAGTTTGCAGCAAAAACCCTTGGTATCGGGTTAACTGCAGAAGATGTGAAGTCTACAGAGGAAGCTGCACGCTCTCTTGGTAAAACAACCCCAGAAGAATTTTCACAGTTCCTAGGTCAGAAGATGTTGTCTTCTCCTGAGTACATCCGCAAAACACCTCTTGCTTTTGCCGCAAACCTTCCTTACGGTGGTAAGTATGGCGTTGGGTACCAAACACCTCAAGGCAGTTTTACTGGCACCTATCGCTTTAAGCCGCCCTCTACCGTTGATTACAGCTGATTAGTAATCTTATACTGAGTAATAACAGTTGAGATAAACATGGCAGGCGCCTTAGAAGATTTTCTCGCAAGTCAACGGCAGACAGGTCCGACTTTAACGTCTGCTCAGCAGAAAAAACTAAAGCAGCTCATTGGTGTCAAAGGTAAACAAGACACCATTAGCGCTAAAGAACTTGAGAAAGGACAGAAGAAATACACCAGCAAGGGACAACAGTTTGGCGATTACATGGCGGCGGTTGCCGCAACCTTTGGCGAGGGACGCTTCAAAGGTGGTGTTAAGCAGCAATTAACGCAGCAGGGCTATACACCAGAGGGCGGCAAGTATATTAAACGTGCACCGATCTCCGGTGACATCCTTGAAAAAGCCAAAAGCGCAGGTTACGGAGAAGAGGATATCCGTAAGTATGTTGCTCAAACCTTTGCACAAAAGGAGCTGGGCGAAGGTGTCGGTAAATTTATGGGGCCAACTTATACCTTAAATCCCAACACCGGCAAGTTTGAATCTGTTCCAGCAATTACAACCAGCGGGGGCGATACAACTCCTCCACCAATAACAACCACAACCGGTTCCGGTATCTTTGCTGGTTTAGATCCAGACACAATGGCTGGCGCTACCCCGTTTGAAATGGATTACGCACTTAGTATTGACCCTTACAAGATCCAGGCTAAATCTGCCGAACGTCAATCGCGTATTTCTCAGCAAACTGCATTGCAAGCCGCCAAGATTGGTCAAGGCACCAGCTTGTACAACTTAATTCCAAGCGCCTTCTGATTGCACTGATATAATTACCTTAGTGCTTCTTTATGGATACGCGTACTCCTTTTGTTTCTTCTGAATCACCAAGTGGTTTTCCTTTTGACGTACAAGGTTTTAAAAACCTTTTAGAAACTTTGAAAGAATCAAAGCGTCAGCAAGAAGCAAAAGCAAAACCTTCTCCAGATTACGAGGATTGATCAATGGCGGGAAACAAAGGCGGCGGCGGTAACAAAGGCGGCGGTGGCGGCAACAAAGGCGGCGGCGGTGGCGGTCAACCGTCTGGTGGTGGCGGTGGGGGTAGTCGACCCTCTGGTGGCGGCAGTCAACCGTCTGGTGGCGGCAGTCAACCGTCTGGTGGTGGCAGTCGGCCTTCTGCACCCTCAACTCCATCTAGTGGCGGTAGCGGCGGTCAATCCAGGCAAGAACAAAAAGTAACGCAGGCAACTAAAGATATTAAAGGGATGATTTCCGGCATTACTGCCGCATCTCCTAAAATTGCAGATCCCAAGGCTTACCAAAAAGCGCTGGACGTTCTCCGTGGAGCAGGTAAAGATCAGCGCGTTCAAACTTTAAAAGAAAAAGTAAGTTCCGCTAAAACTACTGCACGTACTACAACAGCATCCCCTGGTGGGACGCAACCCCCTGGGTTGACTCAAGCTGATGTTGACAAAGCAGTATCCGATGCGTTAACCACGTTCAAAGAAGGACTTTCGCCAGGTCTTTCTGAAGAAGATCTGCAATCCGCCCTAGATACTCAACGTGAGAATCTCATGTCTGAGTTTGGTGATTGGAAGCAACAATATGCAGATACAACTTCCAAAATGCAACAACAACGGGAAGAACCAACTGCTGCCTCATCTACCCCATCAACCGATCTTTCGGCAACTGATATCTCTTCTCAGTTTGAGGCATTTGATCCAGAATTGTTCTCTAGCCTTCTTGGCGAGTTAGAATCTTCTAAACGGCGCCAGAAGGATTGGAATGAACTCTCAGCAAAAGCGGGTTACAAATACTAAAAAATCAGGCATTGACCCTGAAGTTTTTGATGCTTTTCAAGGATGGCTTGAAGAGCAATCAGAAGCTACCAAGGAATCTTTTCATGCGTTTGCTTCTGAGAATTATTCTTTTATTGAATGCTTTCTATACGCACGTTTCCTTGGTTATGTAGGAAATATTCTTGCGTGCGAAGGTTGGATTAAGGCGCATTACCCTAAGCCCGATCACCGCAAGATGCTCCTGATGGAGATCGAAGAAATGCGGGAAGACATCCGTAAGCTTCGAGAGGATATTGAAAATTGTGCAGTCAAACGAGATGCAGGCGTTGCTCGTATTGCCGCTATGGAAAAAGAACTCCGTGGAACAATCAACCAGGTTGAGCAATATACAAGCGCAAAAGATCGCAAAGGATTGCTGATGGCTGGTGCTGATCGCGCCATTCGTGAGTTAATGTTCATCTTCAAAGATGATCCGATTGAAGGACCCTTGCATGAAGCAACAATGAGCGTTTGGGCTCGCATGCAACTTGAAGAATAAACACACATTAAAATAAAGAAAAACATTAAACATGGCTAAAGGTAAAATGCCTCCTCAACTTCTTGAACACTTCAAGAAGAAAGAAGCCAAGAAAGAGGATGGTACTGAGATGAACGATAAGGAAAAGCGTCGTGCCGCTCTTGACAAGGCACGTCAATATCAAGAGAAAAAGCGTAAAGATTCCGGCAAGTAAGTTAGTATTCAGTAACTACTGATTACATATTGTGCCTTCTTATCTTCATCTTGCTTATAGAAGGAATGCTCGCGCAGCTTCTAAAAACTATGCGATCAAACCTCATAAAGATTTAGATCTTCTCAAAAAGGCACGTCAAGATTTTGGTTTCTTTTGCGAATACGTTGCTGATAAACCGCCAGCGCAGCACCATCAGAACTGGCATCGGCATTTCGTAACAGAAGAAGATAGTAGCTGCTTGCTTCGGATTGCAGGTCCGAACGTAGACCTATTGGCACCCCGTGGCTCTGCCAAAAGCACAGTGCTTGGCTTGTTGACCGCCTGGGCCATTGGCATCCATACACAAGCCAAGAAGCCGCTGCAGATTCTTTACCTTTCCTATACCGTTGATATTGCTCGCTCCAAGTCAGCAACCATTAAGCGAATCATTGAGAGTAAAAGATATCAAGAAGTTTTTCCAGAAGTACGTCTTCTTAAGAATGTAACCAGCAATGAGTACTGGTCGATTGACCACAAGTTTGCTGGTATTGACGTAACCGGTGATGAACAATTTACGCTTTGTGCTGCAGGCCTAAAAGGTTCGGTGACTTCCAAGCGTTCTCATCTTGTGATGATTGATGACGCTATTAAGTCTGCTGCTGATATCTCCAACCCTGACATCAGGAAGATGATGCAGGACAACTGGAACGCGGTGATTGCTCCCACCATGTTTGAAGGTGGCCGTGCGATCTGCCTTGGTACCCGCTTCCGTCATGACGATATTCATGCCACAACCTTTAACGAACAGAACAACTGGAGTCAGATTGTTCTTTCTGCAATCTCCACGGATCCCAAAACTGGCGACGAGGTGTCTTACTGGCCTGAGATGTGGTCACTGGATTACCTAAAGGAAAAGAAACGACAAGCACCAATTGCTTTTTCGTTCCAGTACATGAATCAAATCATCAGGCAGAACGAACTTTCGTTGGCGCCTGAGCTGATTGTTAAAGCTGAGATTGCAACTGAGTTTGATACCCTTGGGATTGGTGTAGACCTCTCCGCTGGGACAAAAGAAAAGAACGATTACACCGTCATGGTTTTAGGCGGGCGCATTGGTGATCGCATTCACATTATTGATTACCGGCGCCTGCGCGTGATGGGTAACCTCGAAAAACTTGACGCCCTTAAAGAACTTCTAAACGATTGGTCCATTATTGGAAAGGATGCAAACGATCATTACTTTCCAACCTATTCAACGTGCGATATTTGGAGTGAAGCCGTGCAATACCAGGCTTCCCTGGAGGCAGACTTTAAGCGTGTTTGTCTTAACGAAGAAAGTCTTTATAACTTAATTTGGCATCCTGTCAAAGGTTTCCGTGCTGACAAACTGGCCCGCTTCCGTGGAATCATGGGCATGTTTGAAGATAGAAAAATTATCTTTAATCGGTTCCGTAACTTCACTACGATGTTTGAGGAGCTGACCAACTTCGGTGTCAGCGGTCACGACGACACGGTCGACGCGTTAGTATGGTTAGTCACAGGTCTTATGAAAAAAGGCCAACTACACTTGGATTATTGATGGAGCGTCTGAATCCGGAAACTGGAAAACCCTGGAAATATGGGGAAATAGGTCCTGATGGACGTATCTTTTTATCTTACAGGCGCAAGTCGCGAATCAATAAAGACGGAACCTTTCAAATGAATTGGCTTACGCCAGAAGCCTGGGCCAAAAGGGAGATTAGTTGCAGGGAAGCCGCAAAACGTTCTCAAAAACGCAATGCAAAGATTATTAAGGATGAGAAATTAAAACGCGGCTGTGAGAAGTGCGGCTATAAAACACATCATGCTGCTCTTGATTTTGATCATATTGATCCTAAAACCAAGTCCCGTGATATTGCAAAAATGCATACAACAAATATTGAAACCTTGAAAGAAGAGATTGAAAAATGTCAGGTTTTATGTGCTAATTGTCATCGTATAAAAACTTATGAGCAGCGTCGTTCTTGACGCTCTTGTCTGGCTTGTAACCGGACTATCAAGAAAAGGTCAGTTACAAGTGGATTACTAAACTTAGAATTTAAAAAAGTATTTGTTGGTGCTGTGGGTCCGGAATACCTTGCCATTGGCTTAACGGCCATTGTCTCTGCAGTTACCGGTGGTGGTTGGGTTGCTAATCGCCTTCTTGACCGTCAACGCGAGCGTATTCAACAGGCACTCGATTACACCGGATCCCAGAAACGGAGGATTGACATCTTGGAAGATCAAATCAATCGGATGCCGATGGAGTACGTACTTAAGGTTGACTTCCTAAGAGAAATCAAAGAAATGCATGACAACTTTCGCGAAATCAATAATAAGCTTGATAAGCTAATGGAAAAGATTTTGTCCAAATGAGCTACATCCTTGAGGTCCAAGAGGACGAGAACGGAGATCAGTTCATCGTTTTACCCGAAGAAGTCATTGAAGAATTGAGTTGGCAAGAGGGAGATATTCTCAACTGGGATGTTAAAGGCGAAGGAATTGTTATCTCTAAAGTACACGACCCTGCTGGGTACGAAGTTATAGAAGAGTAGAATACCAATATCAAGAAAGTTTAAAAATGGCGTATTACTACGGAGAATCAAATGTCCCTGGGGCACCAGGTAATTTTCTAG